CTGCATTGTAAACTAATGCTGATGCAAGTTTACATGCTCTTTTAACAGTTTTTACCGGAGCACTTTGTCCATCGTTGGCATCATCACCTTGTTCCGCTGATACGTATATAACGTTACCGCCAAATACGTCAGCATCTTGGAAAAATAAGTTACCTGAACCATCTACTGCTAAAAGTTGCCCTATTGTACCTAATGACGGAGGCAGTGTCATTGAGTATCCATTATCTAATGTATCTGGTGCTTTTAATGATACACCATCATCACCTGATGCAGTAAGTTCTCTAAAGGTTAATGTGTTAGCATTTTCAACGTCAACTGGTGCAGTAAAGTTATGTCCTGCTGTTGTAGCATTATAAACGTCTTGATCGTTTATTTTCATTTGTATTTCTGCAGAAGCACTATCGCCTTGATCGGTAATAGATATTTCTGTATCGTTATCAAAAATACGTCTAGTTATGTCTTGAACAGTATTATCATCTCTTAAAAGAAAAACTTTACCGTCTGCTGTGTTGATTGCAAGTTCGCCGGAAGTTAGTTGTGATATGGTTGGTTTTTTGTTCGCAACCGCACTTCTCTTGTGTTTAATCGTAGTTGCCATAAGGCACGCCTCCTATTTAGGTACGGGTCAGGTCTATATAGACGCCCTAAGTTATGCGATAGAAATCGCTATAATGTATTTATGATAGGAGTAAAACTGACAGCTTTATTAGAAAAACATGTAGTCTACAAGTATTGTAAGTATAACACCTTTTGTGAAAGAAATCCAAGCTATGCCATACCAACCTATGCCTAGTTTATCACACCAATATTCTATTTGTCTTTTATGCCAAGCTATCAAAACGAACCTCCATCTAATGTGTCAGTCCATATTGGAGTCTTATCTACATCACTTGTCACAGTTAGAACTTGGAAACTGTTACTTTGATCAGATGTTCCTGCTTGGTCAGTTACTGCTATTGGATTAGCAGTGTTACCATATAGTATACCGTTTTGTGTTAACGTACTGTTACCAGTACCACCGTATTGTACAGCTAAGTCATTATTTGTAAGTATAAGGTTACCGTCAATAGTTACGTCTATACTAAACGTTGAGTTACCTGCTACTGTTCCACCTGTAAGTTTATTTAAATACTTGTTTTCAACATAAGTAGATACAGCTTTTTGTGTAGGTACAGTGTTAAAATCTTGTGTACCAATGCTAGATATAAGTCCTGCATTGTCACTTACTTCTTTAAGTTCTACACCAACTGGTATACCATCTCTAATGAAAGGACCTACACTTGTTAGACCTGATAAGTCAATCTCATTTGCATTTAATGTTATAGCACCAGTTAGAGCATTTACACCAAAGAAGTTACCAACTCTAAAGTTACCAATCTGATCTACTGTACCACCAGCAAAAACTCTACCTTGGTTACGTTCTATTATTTCGTTTTCAGCTATTGCTGTTCCACCAAAGAATGGCAATGCGTTATATGTTACACCTGCACCAACATACTCAAATGCATGTCCTGATGTTGATATAGTTGAAACATTGTACAAGTATGCTGTTTGTGATGTTTCTACAGATATTACACCTGGGAATACGTTTATTTCTGCTGTACCACCAAAGTTAGCATTGAGAGCCGCTATAGATGTATTAACAATAGTTTCAGTAGCGGCCTTGATAGTGATTCTTTCTGTATTGTATACACTGCTTCCTAGTTCATGATTATGATCAAGTTCTTGCCATCCTGTGGTATATCCCTGAAGAACACTTAATGCAAGTCTATCAGTTAATAATTCTAACGATGCACCAACAGTTGTGTCTGCATCTGGTGTGCTTAACACTTGTGAAGTAACGTTACCAAAACTTGGAGTAACAGTTTCGTTCTGTGCAATTTTGTTAAGTATATCACCTAAATAGTAATAGCTGTATGCAGTAATGTCAACTTGATCAGTATTTCCTACTTTTGCCGCACCAAGTATAGCACCACTATAATATGCCAATCCTGCTCTTCGTGATTGCTTATTACCACCATACATTAAATCATATACTACAGCATCTACAATATATCCTGTGTCTCTTTTACATTTTTCTATATTGTAAGTAAAGCCTAAAATGTTATTGTTAATGAAAGTAATAGTGCCAGTTTGAATATTTGCTTTTTCTGCTAACATCAATGCGGCGGCACTTCTAGTAGTCTGTGGTAACCAGCTAAAATCTGGAAACTGTTGACTTGGTGTACCAACTAATGTTTGATTCTGTATAGCAGTTTTTGTAATATTGATTAGGTCACTTGCCGCAGTTGATTCTACGCTTGTACCATAACTACCACCTAATACTTGTGTTTCTGTATTTCCTGTCTGTGGTGTTACACCAACTCCTTCAATACACTTCACAGCTACATCTTGTAAGTGTGTATAAGCCGCCACTGTAACAGTAACCTGTTCAGGTGGAAGATACTGAGCTGTTCCTAAGAAGTATGCATTCGTTGATGTAAGTGTTGCAATGTTACCTGTGTAAAGTAAATCAAACGCAGTTGCTTCTATAATCTGTCCTGTATCGCTTGCACACTTATCTTGATCATATGTAAATGCATTATAGTTATCTTCAAGATCTTGTATAGTTGCATCTATGATTGTTGCTTTTTGTGTTTGTAAGTTTGCTACAGCTGATTGAGCTCCAGCACTTGCCCATGTAGTATCTGGGAATGTTTCAGTAGGTAACTGATCAACTCCGTCTTTAATAACGTTTTGGAATATAGTTAGTAGCTCGCCTGCTTTTGTAACTTCAGCTGAAGTAGCCGCGCCTGCTCCACTTACGTCTTGTCCTTCGCTTCCTTGCTCTGGATCATCATAAATGCGATCAAGTAATACATCGCCAAGTAGTGTGTTTACCCAATCTAATGCCGCCGCTGTTTCTGGCTGTTGTCCAGCAACTTGACTTGTTGCTCCTACAAAGTAGGCTTGTGCCGCTTGGTGTGTTGCACTGTTACCGCCATATAAAATATCATATGTAATAGCATCGACAATGTATTTTGTATCTCTATTACATTTTGCTGAATCAAAAGTAAAGTTTCTTGTGAATGTTGTATCAACAAAGTTTGCAACATCATCTTGGTAACTTGTTATTCTTGCTGTATCATTTAACAAAGCAAAGTCAGCTTGTAATGAAGCAGTTGTCCAAGTTATGTTTGGATTATCATCTGCTGGTAATCCTGATATATTTCCTGCTGTAATAACATCTTCAACAATTTGTAACAAAGCATCTGCTTCGTTAGCAGTTGTTACATCTGAGCCTGGATTACTTGTATTTTGCACTACTGCTGATTGTTCATCACTACCATGATTTATATTTTGACAAACATCTTTAATAACGTTCGCAAGCTCTTGATATGCCGCTACTGTTGCGGCTTGTTGTCCTGGTCCTAACTGGCTAGCCGCTCCAACAAAATAACTTTCAGCGGCTTGTTTACTTCCTCTATTACCTCTATACATAATGTCATAACATATTGCATCAACAATATATTTTACATCTCTTGCACATTTAGCTGAATCAAAACTTAATGAAGGATAGTTGTTTGTTACAAATGCTGTTGTTTCAGCCGCCATATAATCTCTGTTTGCTTGTAGCTGTGTAACAGCTTTATCATATTCACCGTTTAATCCGCTTGTTGGAAAGTTTAACGCATCAGCTGAAGTATCAGTGCTTACAACGCCGTTGTTAATAATATCTAATATTTCGTTGAAGCCAGCTTTTACTCTAGTTTTGTATGTGCTTGTAAGTCCATATCCGCTTGTATCAATAGCGTCTCTTAAATATTCTATTGCTTTAACAGTTTGTAACTTTTGGTTGCTTTGTAAGTAAGTGCTACTAGCACGTTGATATGCAAGTCCAGCAGTTACTTGATTATAGTTTGTATTAATAACTCCATCGTAAGCTACAGCTTCAATCATTAAAGCTACGTCTGCACGACATTTAGCTTCATCATGTGTATATGATTGAAAACTATTTGCAATAAAGATAATAATGTTTTCTTGTACTTGTGTTTTGTTACCTTTTATAGTATTGTATGCTTGTTGCAAATCACTTGCCGCCCATGTTACACTTGGTAACACTTCAGCTGGTAAACCTGATGCTGTGTTTGCAGTTATAGCATCTGTAACAATAGTTATATCACCTTCTAATGCTGAAACTTCTGAACTACTTGCAGGATCATTTGATGTATCTTGTACAGTAAAGTTTCCAGCTGATACACAATCAGTAACTGAGCTTACCCAAGTATGAGCAGTGACATCTGAAGATGAACCTACGTCAACTGTAATAGATGTTGCGTCTAATGCAGTGATAGGTAACAATCCAGTTGTAACTGAATTTGTTTTTGCAGTTACAAAAGTATGAGTTGATATATCTGACGAAATTCCTACATTTACAGTGATTGTTGTTGCTGTAACTGCGGTAATATCAAGTCCGTTTTTATGTGCTGGATCTGTTCGTCTAGGATACTGTTTAGGTTTACTTGGATCAGTTGTACAAGTAAATATCATGCTGTTTGGAGCAATCACAACTTGCATATTTGTTGTTAGACTGTGAGAGCCAATTTCTAAAACTAGTTCGCCTGTTGCAGGATTATATGTAGTTCCTGTGGCAGGTGTAAATGATCTTTGTATTGCTGGATCAGTAGCTCTAGGATATGTTTTAGGTGAACTTGGATCAGTTAAGCAAGTAAACGTAATTCCGTTTGGTTCAATCTTAATCAAATCACTTAGTTGTAAGTTATGTGAACCAATTGTTAATTTTAACAAGCCTGTGTTTGGATCATATGTTGTTCCTGCGGCAGGTGTAAATCTTTCTCTTGTTGGTGTGACTGCTATATTTTGTACAATGTCACCAATAACATTTGTTGCAACATGCTGAAATGCATTTACAATAGCTGTTTTTTGTTGTGAGTTTGGTAACTGTGGAGTGCCGTCATCAAAGTAACTTTGAGCTACAACTCTTATTGCAAAGTTACCACCATATAAAATATCATGTGATAAAGCATCAACTAGGTATCTTGCATCTCGTAAACACTTATCTTGATTGTATCCAGTTGTAACTGCACCTGGTGTTGCAGATTCAAATGTGTGTGCAGTAGGATTAGTTGTATTTGGTCCTACATTAACAGTAATAGTAGTACCACCTGTTGCAGTTATTTTTAGGTTAGCATTATAAGCAGGATCTGTATTGTTACGTGGATATTTTTTAGTTGAACTAGTTGACGCATCAATAATACCTACGTTAGTTGATATTGTAGTTCCTGTAACTGCTGTAATAGCTAATGCATTTCCGCTTGCTGGATCAGTTGATCTTGGATATGTATGTTGTGTAGCATTACTATCAGCATCACAAGTAAATGTTAATTTGTTATCGCCAATAGTTACAGTATCGCTTGTTGTAAAACTATGTGCGCCAATAGTCATTTCTAATATGCCAGTAGCATAGTTGTACGTTGCATCTGTTACATCTTTTTGTACGCTTCCAGCTGTAATAGTGATTGCATTTGATACAGTTCCACCTACATATGTATGAGCACCTTGTCCGTATGTACAGCTAAAAGCTAAAGATTCTTTTCCTAGTCTAATATAATCATCTGTTGTATAACTATGTGATCCTATTGTAAGAACCATGTCTCCAGTTGATTGATTATAAGTTGCCGCTGATACATCATATTTTGGATTATTTGCATTTACATATGCAAGTACTTCTTGTGCTATAAATTCTCTGTTAGCTTGCAGTTGATCTTTAGCATCAATTAAATCTTGACTTGCTCCTACAGGATTAGTAAATGTTATTGTATCTGCTGAAATATCTGTGCTTATAACACCATTACCCAATATGTCTATTATCTCGTCCATAGCCGCATTTGATTTTGGTTCCGCGGCATCGCTAAGGCCAAGTAATACTAATTCTTTTTTCAGCTCTCCTAAAGATGCTAGTGTTTGTATTAACTGATTATCTTGTAGATTTTTGTTACTTGCTCTTTGATATGCAAGTCCTGCTGTTACAGCATTATAGTTTGTACCTAATGCAACATCAAGTGCTACAGCATCCATTATTAATCCAACATCTCTTTCACATTTAGATTGACTAAATGAGTAGTTCTGATAGTTGTTTTGTATGTATGCTACTGCCTCTGCCGCTAAGAAGTCTCTATTGTTAATAAGCTGATCTTTTGCTTGTATTTGACCTGCGGTTGCACCAGATGGGTTAGTGTATGTAAGTGTGTCAGCATTTCCAACGCCATTTTGTAAAATATCTATTACTTCGTCAAATGCCGCGCCAACTGCTGTTTGTGTTGCTCCGTCACTGTTTACTGCTGTTTGAGATTGTCCTTTTGCAAAAGTAATAGCCGCCACTGTTTCGGTAAGTTGATCACTTAAAACTTTTGCACTGTTAGCTCTTTGATAAGCCAAACCAGCAGTTACAGCATTATAGTTTGTGCCAAGCAATGCATCATTACCTGCCGCATCTATAATCAATCCTGTGTCTCTACGACACTTAGTTTCACTATATGTAAAGTTGTTATTATTAATATAAGCTACAACATCAGCTTTTAAAAATTCTTTGTTCGCAACAAGTTGGCTATGTGCATTTATTAATTGTGTACTTGCTGGACCTGGTTCAGGATATTCAAAACCTTCGCTTGGTAGTTGTCCAAACTCTATAATGTCAAATACGTTATCCCATAAATCGCCTACTTTAGTTTGAAATGCCGCTTCGCCGTTTGCCGCTAATACAGTTAATCGTTTTGCTTCTCTTAATGCAATAATAGTTGCTGGTTTTTGTTCAGTGTTTAAGTAGGCAGTGTTTGCTCTTGAGTATGCTAAACCTGCTGTAATACTATTATGATTAGTTCCTAGTTGTGCATCAATATAAACTGCTTCTACAATATAACCAACATCTCTTTTACATTTTTCTACATTATAAGATAAGTTTGGATTGTTAGTTAAGTTGTAAGCTATTGTATTAGTTATAAATGTTGATATCTGTGGTTGTAATGCAAGTTTACTATTTTGTTGTCCTGCCGCCTCATCGTCAGTTGTAGGATAAGTTTTAGTTGCTAAGTTTGTAAGAGCTTGCTCGTCAATAACAAGTTCAAGATTTTGAACCAATCCGTCTAATGTAGTTGCTTCAACTTGTGTTGCATTGTCGCTAGTCAAGTCTTGGTTTGAAGCATTAGCTGGTGTTTTTGTTACAGTAAGTCCTCTTACAATACGTCCTATAATAAATCTAACTCTTGCAAAAGCATCTTCAAATGCTTGGATATTTGTTGCTGTATAACTACTCCAAGTAACAGCATTAAAGATATATTTTGTTTCTTGCACTGTTGCACTGTTGCCACCGTATAAAATATCATAAGTTAAAGCATCTATTAAGTTACCAACGTATGCTTCCCATTCTGATTGTGTATAAGTTAAGGTAGCATCAAGGGTGTTTAGATATGCAATAAATTCTGCTATAATAAATGTTCTGTTTGCAACTAGATGATCTTTTGCATCTATGCCGTTCTGTGCGGCACCTGCATGTTCAACATATGTAGTTGTAATAGAAGCACTATCACCATCATCTACTATGTTTATTAATCTGTTGAATGCTTCGTTTGAACGTGCTAACGATGTAGCATCGCCTGCAACGTTTGCTATTGCATTTACCAACCCTCTAAGATAATCAAAACTAGATACATATAAGTCTTTAAAACGTGTTCTAGTTCTAAACTCACGTGCAGATCTGTTTATTAAATGATCTCCACCAAGTGGAATATATTCAGCTAATGCATTTAAAAACTCTAAAATATCTTCTTCATACCATGCTTGATTATAACTTAGTTCTGTAAACTGATCATTTATATAAGCTGATATTTCATCTAAAATAAAATCTCTGTTTTGTAATACATTATCTTTTGCTTGTATAACTTCTGGATCAATACTTGATAAATCATTAAGTGAACCTAAGTAATCACTTCCTAGAAACTCAGTAGCACTACTATCTCCAGCATTAAGTGTTGTAGTAATAATTGCAATGCGTTGATCTATTTCTTCTCTCATTGCCAAGTTACTGGTTAGAGCTTTCATTTCGTCACGTACTTGTTCAATCGCATATACTGTAGGTGCTAACTGATCTAAAATAACTTTTGCTGATGTACTTCTAAGATAGCTAGTAGCGGCCGCTGTTGATTGGTAATATGTTCCCATAACAATATCACTTGTTACAGCATCAATAATTCTTCTTACATCACGCTTACATGTTTCTTCATTGTATGTAAAAGGAGCAACAGATATTGTGTTACTTGTAATATAATAATAGTTACTATCACCATCAAACTTAATAACACTACCTGTTTGTGGTTTATCTCGTAAACTTGATATAATGATTGTACCGTTTGTTCTTAAGTTAACATCTGCTGTTGCTTGTACTGAAGCACCACCTCCGCTAAATGTTACTGTAGGAACTGCTTTATATCCACTACCTGGCTCTACAATACTTACTGCCGCAACTTTACCTGTTGTTAAATCAACTTGTGCAGTACCAGTTGCAGTTACGCCTCCGACTGCTTCAGGCGCACTAAATGTTACTGTTGGTGTGCTTGTATAACCTGTACCATCAAAATCAATACTAATACTTGCAACACTAGAAAAATAATCTTGTGCAGGTTTAGCAGTGGTATATGCAATAGGATAAAATCCATCAGCAACTACGCCTTCTGTACCAAAGTCACTAACCGAGTTTGATATAGATAAGTATCCGCCTTTTGTTGTTAAAAAGCCTGTGCTACAAAACACCGAGAAGCAAGAAACAATCTGTGTATAACCAAAGTTTGTAATGTGGAAACCAATACCGCCTTGTGAAATCTGTGTAAATGCATCTGCAACGAAACTGAAAACAAGAGATGCTGGATCATATTCATCACCATCAACAAGTATACCGCCTCCGCCACCAGTAATATTAACTTGTTTACCTACTGGAAGTGTAGGATTGTCAGCTAGTTCTAAAGGTCTAGCACCTGGTTCTATTCCTTCAATTTGCACTGTTTCAAATGGTATAAACTCTGTACCATCGTTTAACCAAGGGCCGTTCATGTTTGTACAGTTTTGCACATATGGAGATGTTGTAACTAAAGCACCTGGACGTATCTTAGCACACCATCCTGGATAACGTAAACCTCTAAATGTCATTTGGAATAAGTAGCAACCGTTACCCATTAAGAATAAATCGCTTGTGTTATTCTTTGGAAAAATACGTGTGTTACGTAGTTCGCCTTGTCCTGATATTGTTACAAAATCTTTGAGTGTAATAGGATTATCTTCTAAATAATCACCCGGTGCAACAATAATAAGCGATCCTGAAGGAGCAGTTTCTGCGGCTTTTTTTACACTTGCAAAAGCTCCAGTTTTATCTGAACTTCGTCCATCATTGGTATCGCTTCCATCTTCTGAAACATAAAAAACATTTTGTGTTTTAGGACCTGATCGATCCCCGGTTATTTTTACATTACCATCAACATTAAATGTTTTCCCCTCTTCGAGGTTCATTTCCATGTTACCATCAGCGGTAAGTACGAAGGTTTTATCTCCTACTTTCCTCTGATGTAACGATTGTCTCTTAATAAAACTCATTTAAACTTCCAAAAAACTCAATGTAGCTGATAGATTAGTAGGTGAACCACTTACTAAAACTACCCTATCTCCTGCTTCTAATATTAATCTTTCTGCTGAAAAGGTAAACGTATCCGCCGCCGCAACAGCTAAATCATTTAAGATTAAGTTGGTATTGCTTTTTGAATCACCATTCGGAATGACATGACAGTCAAACTTTGTATCGCCTGTGCCTGTTCCGTCATCTGTAGCTGTGTTACAAACAAGAAGAGTTGTAAGAGCATATTTTTTACTACTTGGAACTGTTATCAAAGTAGTGTCTGTTGTTAATACTGCCGCTGTTACTATTGCCATTATTCTTCCTTAAAATATAATACTGTAAAGCAATGCTTTACTCCTGCTTACGAATTCGTCTGTTGTTCCATCAGTGTTATAAAAATATAATCCTGTACCACCATCTCCTAATGTCTTTGAATATATTGTTGTACCTTCAGCTGGAGGAGTAGCAGGGTCTGCCTCCTCTGTAAAGTTTTGCCAACCATCAATTTGCACATTACCAGTGCCCGATCCTGTTAAAATAATGTCTTGGTTTACACCTGCATTAGTTATAGTTTTACCAGAGATTTGTATATCATTAACTGTCATTCTTCCATCAAAGAATGTAGCAATGTTATTTCCATCAACTGCTACTTGGACCTGGCTTGTGGCATTGTAAAAAGGATCTGTTACAGCATTATCCATATCAAAAACTGTAACTGATGTTGGTGTTGCTGTACCTGTTTCTATTTTATGTTGAAAGTTGTATAAACGATAATCTCTAATATAATCTATTAAACCTCTTGCGTTTACAAGAGCATCGTCATCGCTAGGATTATCAAGGTTAGCTTGCAATATTTCATCACCTGTATAAGTCCAAATATTGCGTTCGTAGTTGCTGTTTGTTTTTGCAGTTACAATACCTGTACCTGACACGCCTAGTTCTAAATCTTCATCAGCCTTTGTCATAACACTTGTTACATGTATAGACGCAAGACTGTCATTAGCTAGTTTAAATACAAACGCACCTTCATTTCCTGTTGATATAGCACCGCCGCCTCTAAAGCCTGGAGCTAAACTTTCATCGTAGAACATCAATGCATCGTTCGCATCTGGTCCACGGCCGATTATAATACCAGCCGATCTTCCATATCCATCACCAAGATCGTCAATGCCCGCATTATCACCTCCACCTGGCGCATTGGTGTCATTTTTGTTTATGGTAAAAGTTTTATCAGCAATAGCGATTTCAGTAGAGTCAATAGTTGTTGTTAAACCTTTGACATCTAAATCACCATTAACTGTAACCTTACCTGCACCACCAGTGTCGAGGTTGATTTCTCCGTTTGCATTTACAGTTATAGTATATTTGGATACACCAATACGTTCGATACGTTCAGCCATTTAAGACTCCTTAAATCGCTGTTAATCTGATTAACGATTCTGTAGAGTCGTCTTCAACTTCCCATGTGTAACGATTGTTGTTCCAATCAACTGCTGTTCTGTTGAACATCTTTTTAAGGATTACTGCACTGCCTGTTAATCCTACTAAAGACATTTCTCCAGCGGCATTTGGTTGTAACTCATTCACAAGAGTGCAAACATAAGTATCCGAACCGTTTGTAGTTACAGTAAATTTGTTTGTACCTTTTTGATTCACAATGTATCCTTCTACGCTTGAAGAACCGTTATGATATCTAACTGGTATAGTTGGTTGTGTGTTATCTCCGGTTGCACCGAAAAACTTTTTATTAATTGGTCTTCCCATTTGTTTTCTCCTATAATAGTAGTCCTATCCGGGTTCTAACCGGTACGCTGTGGGTACAGCATAAGTCCGCCTTGCGGCTCACTATCTGACATATGTATTTATCAAAAAGGAAAAAATGGGTTATAATGTTCGTAAAAAAAGGCCTACCAAATAAATGATAGACCTTTCTTATTAATGCTTTGGGAGGACTTGGGTTCACCTCCAACCCCTCGACCGAGATACCATTCTCAAAGCCAGGGAGCCAAGTTCCGCTCGGGAGAGCGATGTGACACAACGCATTTCTGCAACCATGCCTGGGTACCACCCCTAACTTGCCAAGTTCGACACTCTGGTAAATGCCTCTTCCTTGCACAAAGCTGATAACAAACCGTCGTTTATTAACAATATATACACTATAGCAAATATAACTATAATGGTCAACCTTTTTTTAAACTTTTTTTAAGTTTTCTGCAAACTTTCTGCCTTTTTTTATTACCTCTTCGTATTCTACACGATCGCCTATTAACATATTGTGTTGAGCTTTAGGAAATAAAACATCTATTCTATTTTGGCCCCATTCGTTTGGTCTAATAATTCCGTACATGCCAGAAAATTTATATACCTGTCCTTCTTTAATCATTACATCATCTCCAGTTGTAATAGTGTTTGGTCTAGTTTTCCAAAGTTGTATATATGAATCCTACTTGTAGTAAGTGCTTTAACAAACTTTTTTGTATTAAACCCTTGTTGTCCTACATATCTTATACCACTAAGATTACCTAATGCATATGCTAAACTTTCAGTCAGTCCACATAAACGCATGTACTTGTATAGTCCTTTTATTGTACAGTTACTAGGAACTCCTATTCTTGCATTTTTATGCCAAGAGTTTAGCAACCTAGGGTTTAAACATAGTTGCGTTATACCTTCATCATATATTTGAAACTTTGCAACAGCTTGATGTATACTTTCATGCTGAGGATATAATCCACAATATGTTTTAAAGTTATATGCTTCGATAGCATTTCTGACTTCATCTGCATTTTGAAAGATTTTACCATAGTATGTACTACCACCAATCACTAATACTTTGTCTATTCCTGCTTTACGCATTGCTATACAAGATTCGTGTAACTCTTTTTCTGAAGTTATATTCCTTGCACCTATATGTGCTACAGCTTTGGCCTTACCTGCTTGTTCATTTAAGGATATACAGGCATCTTTTACTATACTTAAATCGGTGCCTGGTAAATGTGTTATACTTACTGCCGTTGCTGTATCTATAACATATTGGGAAAGTTTTTGTTTTGGGGTTTTTTCTACACTAATGTCCATACTGTAGTTATCATAAAAATAGGCCCCGTAGGGCCTATTTTGTTTATTATACTTAGTTAACCTTAGCTGAAGCTCAAGTTACTTGAGTTAACTTCTACAGTTTCTAAGTAATCAGCCGCATTACCAAGTGATGATGCAGTGTTGCTTAGTTCAACATAACCATATCTGGTCATAAACGACACAGTTGGTTCGAATGTTGATGGATCAAGCACAACGCCTGAAGACATTAGCGGAATGTACGGGCAATAGAACGCCGCGGCGTCTGATTCGCTTGTACCTTTGTATCCAACTAATACGTCATCGTCGGCGGCATATGTGTTTACATATACTTTCATTGCGCCATTCAATGTACCAACCATTTTAGTGTTAGTTGGTGCTTCAAATGTTCCTTCTGTAGTTCTTGCGAACGCTGAAGTTGTTGCTGACTGTAGTACAGTTAGGATTGCTGGAGAAACAACAGCCCAGTTACCTGCGCCTCTTCTTGTTCTCTGTGCAATTCTGTTGGCTGCTCTGTTGACCATAACAGCTAATGCCGCATGTTCGTCACCAACAAATGTTGCAGTACCTGATACACCAGCTTGGTTATAAGTGTCTGTACCTGTTCCTGCTAAAGTTTTTAGAGAGGCTAGTACCTCTTGGTCGATTTCTGCAGTAATCTCTTGAGCAAGTGCCGCCATGATTTCTGCTTCTACGTCGATACCGTGTTGTGACTGAGCGTCTTGAGCCGCTTCAAAAGTCCATCTAGCTGATAGCTTTCTGGTTTTTGCTTCGACTGTTTGCTTCAAGATCTGGATACTTAGTTTGTTTCCAGCTGAACCTTCAAGTGCCGCTGTTGCATCAGCTTTACCTGATGTTGCGTTACCTGAATATGCTTCAGCAATCTTGAATGGAGATAGAGCTTCTTCACCAGCTACAGCACCGCTTGCGCCTGTGCCTACTGTGTCTGAGTATCTAACTCTTAGTGTGTGGATTTGACCCACTGGACCAGTCATTGGTTGTACACCAACAATCTCGTTTGCAATGACTGTTGGCATCACACGTCTGATTACTGGAAGGATAACACGGTTAAGTGTTGCGATGTTACCGGCAGATGTAGCACCTGCAGTCGCGGTTTCAGCCAAATACTTACGAGTATTTTCTAGTGTTGAAGCCATTACTGCTTTCTTATTGCCATTTAGGCCTTCAAGAAGTGCTGTTTTTGTATCTTGCCAGCGACTTTCTAATAGTTCTGACATTGGTTTCTCCTTAATTCAATCCGGCTAAACGCTTAATGTCGATAACATTGTTATCAAAACTAGAGTCTGCCGCTATGTCATTTGTGTTTTCTCTGTTGCCTGTTACTTCTTTTGCCTCTGCTAGTACTGCCTTCTTCTTTGCTGGAGTGTTACCGTCGATTACTGCCGGTAGATATTTGTCAAACGCTGTTTTTAATTTTGGCGTTTGCACTGATTCCAGTAAGTCCATCATAATATCACGTTGGTCGTTGCTTAAGGGCGAAACCAAGTTAGTTATTGTTTCTTTGCGTTTAGCACTTTCAGTAATCACTTTGTTGTGATTTGCTTGTGCTTCTGCAAGTTTGATTGCTTTAGTCGCCGCTTCTTTTGCTTCTTTGATTTGCTGATTTTTAGTATCAACAACTTTTAGAAGTTTAGAAGTTTCACTCTTCTCGTTAAGATAAGAATGACTATATTCGTTAGCAAATGCTTCGAATAACTTACGACCAAAATCATTTTGTCGTGCTTGATCAATATCTTCTTTCAGTGCTGAAATTTCTTTGGTAAGTCCTTTAGACACTGCATCTGATACTAACGCCGCACTTTTCTTGATAAAAGTTTGTTTAACTTTTTCAACATGGGCTTTGCCTTCACGTACTAAACGTACTTTTGTTTCGGCAAGGTCCTTTTTGTCTTCGTAAAACTCTGCAAGTTCTTTTGCAAGTGATTCAACTACAAATTCCTCTAATGCTACAAACTTATCAGCAGTTGCCCTTTGATCAGCATGTAACTCTTTGATTTCTTTTGCTAGTTGCTCAGAAACAAAGGTTTTCATTAGATTTGCATTTTTACGCTGTGCTACAGCAAACTTAGCCTTTGCTTCGGCTAGTTGTTTGCGATCGTCAGCAAACTCAGCAATTTCCTCTGCAAGTTTTTCTGTCATCATAGCATCAATGGCATCTACCATTGTTGACTTATCATGTTCATACTTTTTTGCAAATTCTTCACGTAGTTCAGCTGTCACTTGAAGGCGGTTTTCCTTCGTTTTAGCGTTCCATGCTTCTTCTAGTTCTTGTTGCACTTCTTCCGATAGTGCCGAGTTTTCAAAGAGTGATTTTAGTGCATCTAACATGTTATATCCTCTCCTTGTTAGCGGAGTTTGTCTATTATTTCTAATAGACTCTCTTTTAAGTATTTTTGTGCCTTTTTATCGCCTTGTACTTCCCTAGATGTTTGGAACGCCCTATTACCGCCTCGGGTATTCATAAGGTGTTCGTATATCGGTGTTGGGTATGCGCCTGGCGCACTTGGTTGCGCCACAACGTCTACAGTGATGATTTCAAAATCTGAAACTTCTCCGTTACCACTTTCGCTTACATTACCACTACCTCTTGATGAAACGCCTAGCTTAACACTGCTTTCAAGCATTGTTTTTACTAAGGCGCCCATCGGAGTTGGTAGAATTTTTAGTTTACCGTAACCGTTTGGGCCATCCATCCACATTTCTGTGATCATATGGCTTACACGATCTAAGTTGATATTGAGTCCATCAGGATGATCTACTTCACCTAACACTGAGTAGCCACCAGTAATCTGCTCATTGAGTGTGGTGACAGCCCTGCCAATCTCGTTTACGGGATAAACACGCTGGTTTGCGTTGCGTACTCCGCCTTGAATGCAAATACCTTTCATATAAAGATCTTTGCCATCATTAGCAGACTCAACTACAATTTTAGCCTGGTCGAAACTCAAATGTTCATTAAGTAGTTTCATACATCAGTCCTCTTATTAGCTTCCAATAGTTGATTTTTTATTGTCAGCGTTCTCTGGTTTCGACTTCTTTTCAGCGCCGTGTCCAGGTTGCGACTTCATTGATTTTGCCGCTTTACCACCAGGTACGTTTACATTACCTGCTGAATCTTCTTTTGTTGCTGGATTTGCTAATCCACCAGCCGCACCTTTTTCATCAGCTGATCCACCTTTTACGATGTTTGCTGTTGTGCCGCCCATGTCGTTCTTACCTGCAACTACTGATTTTGAGTTTGCGCCGTTGTCACCCATTGAAGCTGTTACTTTATCAGTGTATTCACGCATAACTTCTGTTTGTGACTTTGGTGTTTTTGACTCTTCTACTTCTTCATCAGATGCTTCGTCTACTTCTTCATCTGTAGCTTCATCAACTTCTTCGTCTGTTGCTTCAAATGCTTCCATTTCGTCTTCTGGCTCTGAATCCATATCCATTGGCATTTCGTCACCGTCCATTGGTGCTTCGTCGCCTGGCTCTTCGTCACCCATCATAGCTTCGAACTCAGCTTTAAGAGCTTCTAGTTCGTCTTTAAGGTCAGCAACTTCATCAGCTAAATCTTCTTCTTCGTCGCCCATACCCATGTCGTCGTCGCCCATGTCATCCATGTCGCCGCCCATAGCCATATCTGGGTCTTCTACGTCACCCATCATATCGTCTACTGGGTCACCTTCTACTGTTGGTTCCATAAACTCGTCTACTTTTTCATCAGTATCTTTAGATGCTTCATCTACTTCTTCATCAGATGCTTCATCTACTTCCTCATCAGTTGCTTCGTCGAGGTCATCTTCTGACTCGTCTACTTCTTCGTCAGTTGCTTCATCAACTTCTTCATCAGTTGTTTCATCTACTGCTTCATCTTCATCTTCAAGTAGCGATTCATATATATCTCTTGATTTTTCTACCACGATTTCGTGGAATAATGCTTCTGCACCTTCTTTGTCTTCGTTGACAAGGCGCTCAAGCATCTCTTCAAACTTATTGCGATCAGTCATGTCTTTCTCCTTTATTGTCAAGGCTGTCTATTATATTTACACTTTTTATAAAATATACGCTGAAAATGGGGTCAAAACGACCCATTTTATGATTTAAAGGAACTTTTTGTTAAACATATCGCATGTTATGTGCGATAAATTATTTAAATCTTTTAAATGATCAGGTATGTAATCTCCATCTGATTGCAATACTCTATAGTATTTAGTCTTTGGATATTGATTTGCACACATCATAGTTTGTCTTTGCCAGTTACCAAAATAGGTTGCTCTATCTTCAGGCTTTTTATAATTTCGTGTGCCTGCATATATATTGTTTACACGCTCTTGATCTTTGCCTATACCTACAAAATCAAAACCTAAAATATATATTACATTATGCTCATGCTGTGATGCTAGTAATAAAGCAGTAGGTCCACTACTCCATCCTTTGTTAGGATCAATAATTTTTATACCTGTAGTTTTTTCAGTAAGTTTATTTCTATTAGACCAAACATTAGTTTTATCTTGGTATCTTACTTCATTTATTTCTATTATCATTTTAGTATCTACACACACTAAATGATCAGGAACATATTCTCTATATAGTGCATTACAACCATATACAGTGCCGTGTTGTTTTAGTTTATGATGATTTATGTTGTTACGAGAAGTTCCATTGCCTAGAACAAATGCTATCTTTGGCATTAGATCCCACCAGCGGCTGCCTGTGCGGCTAAACCATACATCTGTCTGACGTAGTTTAGATCTTTCGCTTTCTGTTCTCTATGGGCATCGCTGGCCTTGCGGGCACGATTAATATCTTTTAATGATAATTTACTTTTACGAT